GCGCGAAGCGTTCAATCCTGCCGGATGGTAACTGGATCACGTAGTCCAGTGTTCCATCGTCAATTAGGATTGGTACATCGTTTTTTGGATTGAGACAATATTCCATAGTGATCAAACGAATTGGGGAGAGTGTTTTGCTTTACACTCCCCCCGCATCGCCCCTTCAAAGTAGTTAGGCTGCGCGGCGAATGGCGATACGCTTATCAGCGTCTTTCGTTCCAAGGTTAGTGGCCATTCGTCTGGCCTCACTTGCAACAAACATCCAGAAGTAATACTGCATGGCCTCTCTCTTGGTGCCGCTCCACATTCCATCCTCGATGGCGATAGTGGCGTCTTGCCACAGTGTCATCTCAAAATGAGATATGTGCTTGGGCTGAACCCAACCAATACGCCGCATTAGCGTCAGCATAAGCCTGATCCGACGATTGCGGTAGCCGTTCTGGCCATCGCCCTTTACATCACTGAAAAGAATGTCACTGACGTTTCGCCATACTCTATGATTAAGCATTAGAATTTTCCATGTTTTGTTTGAAGGTTAGTCCTTTGGTTTACGGTAGTCTCGATAGGGTATATCCCCATCCGATTGACCAGAGCGCCCAATGAACAATTATAGATTATCAAAGCATCCAACCATTGTAAACAAGAAAATGCATTATTTCGCGCAATAATCTTGCGTAGTTTGGGAAGAATATCCTGATCAGGATTAGGACAGTGACATTGACCTATTAGATATGGGACAGAACCACTGACCTATTTAGGGCAGGATTGCTGACCTATCGGGGAGACGGGGTAGGGAAAATTCTAAAGCTTTGTATTATATATTATGGTACCCCCACTAGCGGAGCAATTTTTATAAAATACACTTTCGGCGCATATCTATTAATAATTATATTAATAATTATATTATATATTATTAATATTAATATCTATTATCTTATTTATATTAGTAATTAGTATAAATAACTTATACTAATATATAATATAATATATATAATATATATGTCCTCGTCGCTTGGAAGCTAGGATATCATGGTTATCAGACTTTGGCAAGCCCCTTCTTTCTTTCTTGTGTTCCCTTCAGGGTGTGTGTATAATATAATTTATAAAAGAGGGAGTAAGAAAATTATGATGAGTGACAGTGACAAGAGTAGGTTACAGAGTCAGTACGACACACCAGAGAATGCCAGATCAGAAAACTATGGATTGACCAGAAAGCAAATTCGATTTGCAGAGGAATACATAGCCACCAACGATGCCACTCATGCTCTCCTAGAGGCAGGGTATGCTCCTGTAAAGAAATCTGACGGTGACCTAGACAAGACCAGAACTGGGCGCAGAGCACAACAATATCTTGCCAACCCCAAGCTCAGAGCCTATATAGAAATACTCAGAGACGATGTAGTGGAGAAGGTATCGTGGGACGCTCAGAAGGTGCTAGACAAAATGTATCAGACTTATATGAGAGCCACAGAGGCAGATGACTACACCAACGCCAACCGTTCTCTGGAGAACATGGGCAAGCATCTTGGCATGTTTGTCAACAAGAGTGAGATCAAACAGAGCACCACCTTCCAAGGCATAGACGAAGCCTTTACGCCCAATGTAGACGAGGACATCAAAAGACTTGCCAATATCTCAGGGTACTCTGTGATCAAGGGAGGTAAGGAGTGAGCGAAGCTGGAAATCTAGAAGGCGCTCTTAAACTCAGAGAATCTCTCTACCTACAGGCCATAGACGCTGCAAAGCTAGACTTCTTCTCTTTCACCAAGTTTATTGCTCCTTCTCTGGTTCCTGATTTTAAAATAGGAAAACACATAGAAGTAATCTGTCAGAAGCTACAGCGGGTGGTCACCTCACCAGACCCACAAAGACTTATGGTGTTCCTCCCTCCTCGCTCTTCCAAGAGCCTGATCTGTTCTCAACTGTTCCCCTCTTGGTACATAGGAAACTTCCCCTCTCACGAAATAATGAGCATATCTCACTCTGACCAGTTGGCCTCAGACTTCGGCAGAACTGTCAGAGATATTCTCAAGATGCCCCTCTACCAAGAGATATTCCCCGCTGCCACGCTCAGAGAAGACGTAAGAGCAGCTGGTAAGTGGAAGACCAAACAGAACGGTATCTACTACGCTGCAGGAGTCAGGTCACAGATTGCAGGTAGGGGAGCACACATTGCACTGATAGACGATGCCATGTCAGAGGAAGACGCCTTCTCAGAGGCAGGGCGCAGGTATATCAAGGAATGGTACCCCTCTGGTCTCAGAACACGCCTGATGCCCAATGGCTCTGTCATCATCATCAACACCCGGTACCACGAAGATGATCTCTGTGGCTGGCTCCTAAACAATGAGACAGAAGATACAATACCGTGGGATGTTATCTCTATTCCAGCGTGGCTAGACGAAGACTCAGCAGCACTTCTAGACCTACCAGAAGGTTCCTCCTATTTTCCAGAGTGGAAACCAGACAATCTTCTCAGATTAGACGAGGCAGAGATCAGAGCCAACAACGGGGGCAAGTACTGGCAAGCCCTGTACATGCAGAACCCTACACCTGACGAGGGGTCTGCCATCAAGTCTGACTGGTTTCAGAACTGGACAGACGAGGAACCTCCAGAGTGTGACATGATCATACAGACATACGACACTGCCTTCTCCACCCGGAGCACCGCTGACTACTCTGTAATTCAAACGTGGGGTGTATTTGACTACCCTTATACTGACTCGCTAGGCAGAGAGTTTTTGGCACCTCACCTTATTCTTCTGGGCAATGTCAGAGAAAGACTAGAGTACCCAGAGCTAAGAAGAACAGCGCAAGACCTCTACGACGATTACCAACCAGATATCTGTATCATAGAAAAGAAAGCTTCTGGGCAGAGCCTGATACAAGATATGCGTAGAGCAGGTCTTCCTGTGTTGGATTACCTCCCAGACCGTGATAAAGTGTCAAGAGTGCACGCAATTACGCCCTTACTAGAGGCTGGGAGAGTTTGGCTCCCCAGAGGAAGAGATTGGTCAGAAGACCTATACGCAGAGGCAATACAATTTCCTTTTGCCAGACACGATGATCAGGTAGATGCAATGGCAATGGCTGTACACTATCTCAAAGATTCTTGGCACCTGTCTCACCCTGATGATCCTGAATACGCTGATGAAGAAAAACCCAAGAAGAAAACTTACTGGAACTGGAACTAGAACATGGCAGTGGAACAAAATCCTTTTATGGAAATAGAAGAAGTAAAAGAACTTAGACAAGATTCTCCTTCTTTAAGTTTAGTAAGTGAAGAGGAACTAGAATCGGTACAGTTCAGTCCCACCTCTGACGGTGGTGTAGAGGTAGAGTTTGGTGACATGGAAGAAATTGCCATGATGGGAATGGAAGATGACCACTACGCAAATCTTGCAGAAATTTTAGACGATGATGATCTAACTGACATAGGCAACACTGTCATTGACAACTACGAAACAGATAAAGAATCTAGATCAGAATGGGAGCAAATCTTTGAACACGGCTTTGATCTACTAGGTCTAAAGCTACAAGACACAACAGAACCATTCGACGGTGCCTGTACAGCAGTGCACCCTCTCTTGATAGAATCAGCTGTCAAGTTTCAGAGCAGAGCTTCTCAAGAACTCTTCCCACCTGCAGGTCCTGTCAGAGCACAGGTGATAGGGGCCAACACAGTACCCAGAGAAGAACAGGCACAGCGCGTCAAACAGTTTATGAACTACCAACTCACCGCGCAGATGCCAGAATACTTTGACGAGTTTGAGCGTATGCTCTTTCACCTACCGCTGGTAGGCTCTGCATTTAAAAAGATTTACTACGATGAGCTAAGACAGAGACCTGTGTCAGAGTTTGTACCAGTGGATCACTTCTATGTGTCTTACTACGCCACTGATCTCAGAACAGCAGAGCGATATACGCACATGATCTATCGTTCTCCCAATGATTTTAGAAAAGATGTTGTGTCTGGAATGTACCGAGACGTAGATGTAGGAGAGCCAGAAGCTCCTGATACAACGTCCATGGGGCAGAAGATAGACAATATCATGGGAATAACTGCAACAGCAGAGGATGATCCTCAGTATGTGTTACTGGAACAACACTGTTACCTAGACCTTCCAGAACCCTACGGAGACCCTGATGGAATTGCTCTTCCCTATGTTGTCACTGTTGATCTCAACTCCAGAAAAGTTCTTTGTATTAAAAGAAACTACACAGAAGGTGACCCCACCAGAGAAAGAATACTACACTTTACACACTACAAGTATGTACCGGGGTTTGCTTTCTATGGTCTAGGTCTTATACATTTTCTAGGCAATCTAACCATGACAGCAACCACTGCCATGCGTTCTCTGGTAGACGCTGGACAGTTTGCCAACCTTCCCGGTGGCTTTAAGGCCAGAGGTGTCAGGTTGGTAGGCGACAATGATCCAATCGCTCCCGGTGAGTTCAAGGAAGTAGAAAGCACAGGCATTGACTTGACCAAGGCTATTGTACCTCTGCCCTATAAAGAACCTTCTGGAACTCTTCTCCAGATGCTCCAGTTTGTTGTAGGAGCAGGACAGAAGTTTGCAGATTCCACAGAACAGGTGATCACAGACTCTGCCAACTATGGACCCGTGGGTACTACCATGGCTCTTCTAGACGCATCGTCTAAGTTCTCCACAGCCATTCACAAAAGAATGCACAAAGCTCAGAGAGAAGAGTTTGACATTCTAGCCAGAATCAACTACGACTTCCTCCCAGACGATTACCCTTACGAAGTAGTAGGCGGTGATCAGAAAATTTTCAAACAGGACTTTGATGGTAGGATTGATATCATTCCTGTCTCTGATCCTAATATACCGTCTTCTGCTCACAGATTAGCACTAGGACAGATGGCTATTCAGCTTGCCAGTCAAACTCCTCCGGGTACTTTCAATATGCCAGCCCTCTACAGAGAAGTTTTAACAGCTGCAAACTTTCCAAACCTAGACGAAATTCTACCACCAGAACAAAAGCCAGAACCCAAAGACCCGCTGGCAGATATCATGGCAGCTTCCAAGGGCTTACCCATTGCTGCTTTTCCGGGGCAGAACCACGATGCACATATCCAGTTCAAGACTGCTTTTCTCAAAGACCCCGGCAACGGTGCAAACCCAATGATGCAGCAGATTGTGCCTATTCTCAACGCCAACATCAGAGACCATATGCTGATGAAGTATCAAGAGCAGATAGGAGGAATGGTCACCGGAGTTGCCAATGACCCACAGACCAGTGAGATGGTGATGGCAGAGGCAGCAGAAGGAGTGGCCAACGCCAACGCTGCCCTAGGAATTGCACAGAGTCCAGAACAGCAGATGATGAACATTGAGCAGCAAAGGCTCCAGCTTGATCAACAGAAGATGCAGATGGATGCTCTGGAGAAGGCAGCTGATCTGGAAGTCAGGAGCAAGGAACACGAAAGCTCTGATAAGAAGGTGCAGCTAGATGCTCTGATAGATATCAGCAAGCTTTCTCTGGAAGCTGACAGAGACGCCAACAAAGCTCTGGAAGCAGCAGCAAAACTTTCTCTTGAATCAGAAAGAGTAGAAGGTAATAATCAACTGACCAATAAGAAGACTGCTCTAGATACCTTGGTCAACATTGCAAAGTTGGAGAAATAACAGTGACAGTAGAAAAAGAAACACTAGAGGAGCGGATTAAGAAACATGAAGGATATGTGGGACACACCTATACTGACACGCTTGGCTTTCTTACAGGAGGTTATGGACATAAAATCATCGCAGGAGAAGAGATTCCCACAGACATGGAAGGATGGGAAAAACTCTTTCAAAAAGATTTGCGCCTTGCTAAAGAAGGTGCCAAAAGACTTATTACAAAAAATAAGATAAAAGATTTGCCTTGTATACCAGAAGAAATCATTATAGAAATGGTATATCAAATGGGAGAGACAGGTGTTTCCAAGTTTAAAAAAATGTTTAAAGCTTTAAAAGAAGAACCAAAAAACTACAGAGAGGCAGCGGATCAGATGATGGATTCAAGATGGGCAAAGCAAACTTATTCCAGAGCAAGAAATCTTTCAGATAAAATGAGAAAGACTGATGCCGCTTAAACCGGGAAAGTCCTCCAAGACAATTTCAGATAATATTAAAAAATTACGAGAAGAAGGCTACTCTCAGAAGCAAGCCGTGGCCATTGCCATGTCTACTTCTAAGAAGCCAAAACGCCCTTCTAAGAAAAAGAGAAGGTTAGCGCGTAAAGCATAAGCATGGATATTTTTGACGAGATACGAAGACACTTTAAAGAAGAAGAAGATACTTTAAAAGAATTCCTTGCAAAGGGTCACGTAGAGGACTATAACCATTATAGGCAGGTTGTAGGAACACTTACAGGAATTGAATGGTCTTACAATAAACTGACTGACATTGTAAACAAAAGAATGGAAAGAGACAACGACAATGATTAATCCTTCACTAGGTGGAGCTATTACAAACGATGCATGGATTACCAATAATGACGTACCTGATCCAGAAGTTCTTCCAGACCTTCCCGGTTATCATGTTCTTATCAGGCCCACTTCTATCAGAGAAAAAACAAAAGGAGGAATCCTTCTACCAGAGAAAGCCAGAGATGACATTGCCTACCTCACCACAGTTGGTAGAGTTCTTAAAGTAGGGACACTGGCTTACGAAGACAAAGATAAATTTCTTGCAGGTGCTTGGTGCAGAGAAGGAGACTACGTTTGTTATCAGAAATTATCTGGTACCAAGTTTGTCTACAAAGGTGTAAAACTTCTTCTTCTCTTTGATGATCAGGTCTTGATGAGAATCTCTGATCCCGAAGACCTAGACACCACACTTGTATTAGGAAATTAAATGTGTTAATAATTAAACTATGCGTAATCTTAGTCCTCGCAAACTATGGAGATAATAAATAATGGCTGAAGAACAAGAAGTAGAAGCAAAAGAAAACGTAGCTGAAGAACTTACTGAGTGGAACGAAGTAGATATTTCGCCTTCTGCTAACACAGAGAAGGTAGAGTTTGAAGTTGAAGGTGAAGAAGAACCTGTAAAAGCAGAAGCACCTGTTACCGCTGAGAAAGAAGTTCCAGAGTTAGAAGGTATAGAAACAAAAGGTGCTGAGAAGCGTATCAGGCAACTTGTTCAACAGAAAAAAGAACAGGCTGATCTTCTGGCAAAAGCTGAACAAGAGAAACAAAGTCTCATTGCCCAGCTAACTGAAAGAGATAAATACTCTGTAGAGGCGCAAAAAACAAACACTGCGACTAGTGAGCGTCTTCTTCAGCAACAGATTGAACTAGCAAAGAAATCTTATCTTGATGCCTATGACATGGGCGAAAAAGAAAAGATGCTAGAAGCACAAGAGTTAATAAACAAGGGACAAGTAGACCTTTCGACTCTGAGTCAACAGCGTCAAGCAATTGAACAGTACGAAGCACAGTTGGCGCAGAGAGAGCAGAAGGAAGCTCAAGCTCCTCAACAGCAACAAGCTCAAGCAGAGTATGATCCTCTGGCGATTGAGTGGAGTCAAAAGGCTGAAAATTCTTGGTTTAACACAGACCAGATTATGACAGTGGCGGCTCTTACAATTGACGCCACGCTTAAACAACAAGGTTATGATTCTTCTACTCCTGAGTTTTATGAGGAAGTAGATAAAAGAATGAGAGTAGAGTTTCCGCATAAGTTTAGCGGAGAGACAAGTGAAGCGGTAGGATCACAACCTACACAGCAGGTGGTAGCAGGACAGTCGCGCAGTTCAACCACCAGCGGTAAAGGTAAGAAAGTTAAACTTAGCCAAGCAGATGTTAAGTTAGCTCAGAAGTGGAATATTCCTCTTGAGAAATATGCCGCTGAAAAAGCAAGAGCCGACAGAGCAGCGGGTGAGTATGTACCAATTGGTTAAGTTAAGTGCGCGTAACAAAAAAAGAAGGAGCGTTTAAAGATGAGTAAAACAAGTAGTAGAACAACACAGACAAGGGAAACTGAAGCAAAAGAATACACTTATCAAGAACCAAATTATCTTGATGTACCTGCACCTGTTGTAGATAGATTTACCAATGAAGACATGGTTCTCCGCTGGGTGCGTATCACCCTCAAAGGTGAAGATGACTACAAGAATGTAGGTAACAAGATGACGCAGGGATGGGTATTTGTAACTCCTGAAGAAGTTCCTGAGATGTTACACTCTGCCACTGTTTTAGATACGGGACGCTACACCAACTGCGTTGTACGGGGGGATGTCGCTCTAGCCAAGATGCCCCGTGGAAAGTCAGTTGCCAGAAATGATTACTACGAAGCAAAGGCAAATGATCTTATGGAGGCTGTAAATCAGCAACTTATGTCAGCTTCAAATTCTACAATGCCTATTTCAAACAGTAGCACTTCAACTGTAACCAAGGGTAGAATGCCACAATTTCAGGCTTAGAAGCCTACTATTTATTCTACTCATCTTTAAAAAGGAGAGCGTAGTATGACTACTACAAAAGCCCTAAATGGTCTCACTCCTTCTCGTCGCTACTCTGCTGGTGCCAACACCGTGCAGACTCGTAACTACCGTATTGCATCTGGCGCTGCCGGGAACATCTTCACGGGTGATCTTGTCCATGTCAGAGGTGGTTATGTATCTGTTGTCGGTAATGACTCCGGTGCCGCTGATCACCCAATTGGTGTGTTCATGGGTTGCTACTACGAGGAAGACGGTGAGCCGAAATTCCGCAAACACTGGCCCACGGGAACGTCGGCAAGCAATGCTTATGCAATTGTTTGTGATGATCCGCAAGCCACGTTTGAAATCCAGTGTGACGCCAGTGCTTCTGTTGGCGACATCATGGAACTAAACTTTGAAGTTACCCGAGGTGCGGGTTCTACTTTTACTGGACGTTCAGGTTTTGGCCTAGACGTTGCCAGTCGTACCAGTGGCGTAGCTGCAATGTTCCGTATCATTGATTTTGTTGACGTACCCGGCAATGACATTAGTGTTTCGGTAGAACGTGCCTTCCCGGTTGCGGAAGTTCAACTTATCCACCATCAGTTGACACGTGTGTCTTCTGGTGCTTAACCTGAAAGGAGCTTAGACAATGGCTATTAATAGAGCTAGTATTGCTAAACAGCTTCTGCCGGGTCTTAATGCCGTCTTCGGTATTGAGTACGGAGAAGTTGCTGATGAATACAGTGTTCTTTATGAAGTAGAGAACTCTGACCGTGCATTTGAAGAAGAAGTTCTCTTCACTGGATTTGGCGAGGCACCTGTCAAGGGTGAAGGCGCTGCTGTCCAGTATGACAATGCACAAGAAAGCTACACCTCACGTTACACGGCTGAAACCGTTGCTTTGGCCTTCTCTGTAACCGAGGAAGCTATGGAAGACAACCTCTATGACACGTTTGCCAAGCTACGTGCCAGAGGGCTTGCGCGTTCCATGGCAAGTACGAAGCAGACGAAAGCTGCTCAGACGTTCAACCAAGGCTTTAACGCTGCCATCACTGGTGGAGATGGGCAACCCATGTTCAGTGCCAGTCACCCCACGGTGGGGGATGGTGTCCAAAGTAACCTTATTGGTACCACGGGTACGGTTGATCTTTCTGAAGCTGCTTTAGAAACTGCTTTGGTGTCTATTCAGACGATGAAAGATGATAGAGGCATCTTGATTGGCTCTAGTGCAGTTTCTCTGCATATTGCGCCTTCTAACCAGTTCACTGCTGACAGAGTATTGAACAGCCCCTATCAGGCAAACACGGCTGATAACAACATCAACTCCATTAACCATCAGGGTATGATCCCCTCTGGTTACATGGTGAACAAGCGATTCAGTGATCCTGATGCGTTCTTTATTAAAACGGATGTTCCTAACGGAGCAAAGATGTTTATCAGAGCGCCGCTTGCCACCAAGATGGAGCCTGACTTTGACACGGGTAATCTCCGGTTCAAGGCCAGAGAACGCTACAGCTTTGGTTATTCGGATTGGAGAGGTTACTTCGGTTCACAAGGAGCGTAGTTCTTACTACAGTGGAGGGAGCCTAAAAACTTCCTCCACTACTTTTTTACACTTACACTTACATATTTGAATGGTACCCCTCTGGGGTGCTGGTCTAGGAAAGGACTGTTCACTATGCCTACACATTTTCCCAATGGAGTTTCTAACCAAGTAAAAGGTAACCCGCTTTTTAATTACCCTTACATGGACCCCTTTAAGTATTACACGTACCACGATGATTTCTTTGAGTACCACTCTGGTATCTACACCATCACCACCACTGAAGCTGGAACGGGTTCTGCCACAGAGGCTATCACCGCTGGTGCAGGTGGACAGCTACTGATCACCAACGCTGCAGGAGATAATGATCTGGACTTCTTCCAGTTGAAAGGTGAGTCTTTCAAGTGGGATTCTAGCAAAAGAATGTTCTTTACGTCTAGATTTAAAACCAATGATGCCACTCAGTCAGAGATTGTCATGGGTCTTCAGATCACTGATACAACCCCTCTGGACGTTACGGATGGTATTTACTTCTTAAAAATAGATGGCGATACTCAGCCTGATCTTGTCATTGAGAAGAACAATGATTCTAGCCTGAGTGTTCTAGAGATGAGTGCCATGGCAGACGATACGTTTGTCACGCTTTCTTTTGAGTATGATCCTCTGGACGTTGCCACTGGTGGTCCAGTGTTCCGCGCCTACCAAGATAACGTAAAGGTAGGAGAGATTGCAAGCACCACCAATGCTCCTGATGATGAAGACCTTACTATTTCTTTCGGTATTCAAAATGGTGAGGCAGTTGCTAAGACTCTGACCATTGATTACATTCTTGCAGCGGTGGAAAGATAACCCCTCTGCAGTTTGGAAAGATATAAAGTTTGATCTATAATAAGGGGAGGATCAGAGGGCAGCAATGCCTTGTAAGGTTCTCCCTTTTTTACTCAGGAGAAAATGAATGAGTACTACAACTAAAATAGCACAGGTGGTGGGAGGTGCAGGTGGTAATGGTTTTCTGGTGGATACCATCAGTAGCGTTACTCTGTCTGACACTCGTATCAGAATGTACACCTACGCTGTCACCGCTGCTTCAGAAATTGTAATAGGAGATTCCAAGGGTCCTGTTATTAAACAACCTGTTTTAACTACTAACACTGGTGATAGTATTTATATGCAAGACGATGGTATCCGGTGCAAGGGAAATGTCTCTGTTGCTGGCGCAAGTGATGCTGGCAAAATTTATGTTTACTATGGCTAGGAGCTAGACTGTGGATTTTAATTCTCTTGTCAGCGTCATCATAGAAACTACTGAGAACGATGGCTCAGAGTTTGTAGGTGCTCTCCCTGCCATGATACAGAGAGCACAGGAGAAGATGCAGAATGATCTGGATGATCAGGGTCTGGTCTCTTATGTCAGTGTAGCTGTATCTGCTAATAAAGCAGAGGTGTCTGTTCCTCTGGGTGGAGAGATCATCAAGACCTTTTCCATAAAAGTAGGAGGTGCCAGAACACAGCTGAAGCATAGACCCTATGAGTACCTGCTGGACTACTGGCCTGTGTCGGCTTCCACTGGTACACCTAGGTACTATGGCTTTAAGACTAACGCAGAGATCAGAGTAGCCCCTACACCTTCTGCTGTTGATTTAGACGCAGAGATGGGCTTTATTGCACAGATCACAACTATTACATCTGACAACCCCACAAACTACTTCACCGCTCACTGTGAGAACGCGCTGTTCTATGCTTCCATGATAGAGGCTTCTCTCTTTATGAAAAGCTTTAACACCACAGCAGCGTGGCAGCAAGAGTACCAAGGTGAGATAGACAGGCTTAGAAACAGAGCCAGAAGAAGCAGACAAGATGATATGCAAACAAGCTTTAGTCCTGCTGGAGGACCTAATACACTTGTCAAAGGGAGTGACTAAGAAATGAAAATTAAACCGATAAAGACTGAGAAAGAAAAAGACTACACAGTTGGAGATAAGAATCCAAAGGTGGATACAAAAGAGTTAAGTGCCGTTGTAGGCAGAGCCACTGGTCAAGGTTACGGTGCAGCTAGAAAGGGTCCAACAGTTGTCTGATAAAGAGTGCTCTAACAGAAACTGTTCTTGTGAAGGGTGTGAAGGGTGTGCCTGTACAGAACCTTGTGAAACTGCTACTTGCGATTGTAAAAATGTTACTGAAGAGTGAGTTCTCCAAACATGGACATGAATTTAATGCAAGCAATTTCAGATTATGGATTAGCCATCGTCGGGTGTGTCGGCGCTGGCGTAGCTGCTTGGAAGCTTTTACACTTTTTACTAAGAGATGTTATAGTTAGCCTGAAGAAACAGGATTCAATTATTATAGATTTAATTGATAAAACGTCTAGACTAGAGATTATAATTCAACGCATGGATTCAAAGTTAGATACGTTACTGCAGAAACGCTCTAACCCTCTACTAAAAGGAGATAGGGCTAAAAGAGAGGATGATGAATAATGGCTGATGAGAAGAAGAAGAAGAAAAAGAAGGGACCAACTGCTCCAAGACCTAAAGAGAGACCTGATATTCATGATGAGGGTAGCTTCACTTCAATGCCCAAGGTAGAAGTTAAAAAAGGAGGTAGTTTGAAAAAAGCTATGATGGGCGGTGGTAAAGTAGGCAAACCTATAAAGTACGAAGTAGGTGGCATGGTTAAACCAGCGTATATGCGAAACAGGTGAGATAAGGTAAAGTAGAATGGCCATTGCAACTACATCAGACTTTGACACTACCTTCTTTATAGACGAGGTAATAGAAGAAGCCTATGCTATGCTAGGTGGTCAGGCAGAGCTTGCCAATGATTCTATCACTGCCAGAAGATCACTGAACCTGATGCTGACAGACTGGCAGAACCGAGGCATTCTCCTCTGGGGTACAGACCTAGCCAGTACCACGCTGGTCAATGGAACAGCAGAGTATACGCTCCCTAAAGAGACTGTAGACGTTCTCTCTGGGTACATCAGACTAACCTCCAATAGCAATGACTTTCAGAT